AATGTTTTTTTATATGCTCTCCAGGAATAGGAGTGCTTGTGGGATTAAGCCTTATGTAAGAACAACATGCAATCCAGACCCAGAGAGCTGGGTTGCTGATTTGATTTCCTGGTGGATTGACCAGGAGACAGGAGACCCGATTCCAGAGAGGGATGGGGTAATAAGATATTTTATAAGAAATGGGGAGGAATATATCTGGGGAGACAGCCAGGAGGAATGTATTGAGAGAGGTTGGTTTTTGATTAAGGATGCTGTTGAAAAATCTGGGATTCCAGCTGATTCAATGGTTAAATCAATAACTTTTATCTCTGGAGATATTTATGGGAATAAAGAGCTTTTAAAAGTCAATCCAGAATATCTTGGAAATCTACTCTCCCAGGATGACGCAACCAAATCACAGCTATTGGGGGGAAATTGGAAAATAAGACTCTCAGATATTGATTTGTATGATTATTACAAATTTTTAGACATTCATACAAATACAGGAGTAAAAAAAACAGGAGTTAAAAGGATTACAGCTGATATTGCTTTAAAAGGCTCTGATAAATTTATTGTTTTTGTTTGGGATGGCTCTGTGGTTATTGATGTTTTAATCCTGGATAAGTCAAACGGAAAGCAAGTGATTGAGGGGATTGAAATGCTGGCAAAAAGGCACAAAGTTCAATATTCCAATATCACTTTTGATAATGATGGGGTTGGAGGTTTTGTTGATGGATTTATTGAGGGAGCTGTTGAGTTTAAAAATGGAGGAGCTGCAATGAATGGAGAGGCTTATGCTAATTTAAAAACTCAATGCTATTATAAGAGTGCTGACAGGGTAAAAAGAGGAGATATTTTAATCTCTGAATTTGTATGCTCTCAGATGTATGATAATAAAAGAACTATTAAACAACAGCTGGAGTTTGAAAGGAAAGCAATTAAAAGAGATAAGGCTGATAATGATGGGAAACTAAAAATAATCAGTAAGGCTGAAATGAAAATAAAACTGGGAGGAAAGTCTCCAGATTTATTGGATGCTCTTATGATGTTTGAAATATTTGACCTTAAACCAGCAGCTCAAATTCATACAACAACAGAATCAGCTGGAGCTTTAGGATTTTAAAAATTGAAAATATATGGATTCACAACAAAAATTTGAGGAGAAAATTGACCAGGCTGAGGCTGAGGAAACTCAGAACCAAACAGGAAACACTCCAATTCATTACAACAATAAAAATGGCAGCCTTTATAAAATAGCTCAGCAGAGAGGTTGGAATGCTTATCAGTTTGATGCTATTAAGAGAATTGACAGGGCTCTCAAAAAAGGAGAGTTTGAGAGAGATATTGACAAGACAATTGAGGTTTTAAAAATGTTTAAAAACAATTTATAAATTATGGAATTTGAAAAATTAAAAGAGTTACTTGCAGCAGACCCAGCAAAAGGATTGGCTCTGTTTAATGCAGCAAAAAAGACAAATATTCTGTCTTATAAAAAAGAGTATAAAGGAGACAGAACTGTGAGAGGCTCCCAGGTTGGGAATAGGCTTGACAAATCTGTTGGAACTGGAGCCAATGCAAAAACAGTAACTGTGGCAAAGATTCCTGTAAATTACCAGAGAAAAATTGTGAGAACAGCTGCTGCTTTCCTGTTTGGCTCTCCAGTAAAAATCCAGAGCACAAATTCAGAGGCTCTGGAGATAGTTCAAAAGATTTGGGATGCAAACAGAATGGATTCACTTTTAAAGAAAGCCTGTGACTTGGTAAAATCAGAGACTGAGGCTGTATTTTTCTTTTTTGCAGAAAAAGCAACCAATTCTGATGGAAAAGAGGTTCCTGTGATTAAAATTAGATTGTATGGCTCTGACAATGGCTCTTATGCTCCTTATTTTGATGACTATGGAGATTTAAAAGCATTTACTTGGAACTTTAATTCATTGGATGAGGATGGAAAGGAGATTCCAAACTCCTGGGTATTTACAGAGGAGAAAACAGAGAAATTCCAGAAAGGAGCTGCTGGATGGGAGTTGATTGATTCAGAAATTAATTTATTTGGTAAAATTCCAGTTGTTTACTTATCCCAGGAGGAGCCAGATTGGTTCATTGTAAAGGAATTAATTGACCAAAATGAGATGACCCTCTCAAAATTCATTGATACCAATTCTTATTTTGCCTCTCCAATGGTCAAACTGTTTGGAACTGTGGAAAGTATGCCAGGAAAGGATGACCAGGGGAAAGCTGTCAAAATACCTCAAAAGTATGAGGATGGAAAGCTGATTCAATCTGGAAATGTTGAATATTTAACCTGGGAACATGCTCCAGAGGCAATCAAATTGGAAAACGAAATCTCAAAAGACCACATTCACTCTCTTACTGATACTCCAGATTTGTCTTTTAACAATGTGAAAGGGGTTGGAGTTACCTCTGGGATTGCTCTTAAATTGATGTTTATGGGAGCTATTATCAAAGCTAAATGGGATGAGGGAGATTATTCCATTGCTATTGAGAGAATTTTGAGTCTTATCCAGGCTGGAACCACAAAGATTGTTGATTTAAAAAGCTCCAGTAAATTCAAAGAGTTTGATAAGGAAATTAAATTCACATCAATACTCCCAGAGAACTTGTCTGAGTTGGTTACAACATTGGCTGAGGCAACTGGAGGAAAATCAATAATGAGCCAGGAGACAGCTGTTAAACACAATCCTTTAGTCAACAATACTGATGAGGAAATTAAAAAAATGTCAAAAGAGGAAACTCAAAGCTTGGGAGATACTGTTGAATTTTAAAAATTAGAGAATGAAAGCAAAATATAAAGATGGGAAAGTAATCCCAAAAAAAGGAAAGGAAATTGATGGGCTTATTTTCTCAATAAGGAGAGTTTCATTCAGAGACTTTCATAAATTTTTTATGAGAATGAGAATAAGGAAAGCAAAATATTTCAAATTTAAATTAAAAAGACATGGCTGGAGGATTTACACAGTTTTAATGGCTTATAAATAAAAAGTAATACAATGGCAAAAGCAATCAAAAAAACAGCTGCAAAGAAAGCTCCAGGAGTAAAAGCAGCTAAGAAACCAGAAGTAAAGACAACTCCTCCAAAAGCAGCTCCAAAAGATGAGAGTATTTTTAAGGAAACTGAAAACCATATTTTCAAAATTGATGGAACTGCAAATCATTTCCAGCTTTTAAAAATTGATAAAAGCACAAATATTTCAACCAGAGTTTTAACCTCTGGAGGAACTACTCTCCAGGCTTTTAAGAGAGTTTGTGAATTGTATTTTAAAAATTAATTAATTAAATGGCTGGAATCCCTTACAATCAAAGGCTTTTAGGTTTGTTAAGAAACCAGGAGAAACAAATTGATAATATTTACAACAGAATGGCTGTAAATCTGTCTAATGTTTTAAAAAAACACAAAGTAAACCCAAAAGCTTTGACTGTTTGGAGTGGTGGAAACTCAGCCATTGAAAAAGAAATAAATAAGCTATTCCAGGGATTTGGTAGTACTATGATTTATTTAATGAAATCAAATATAAACCAGGCTTGGGAGCTTGGGAATTTGAGTGCTGATGGGCTTGCAAATGATTACCTTAAAGGAATGAACCTCCCAGATGCTGAGAGAGCTAAAATGTTTTACAGGAACTCAACAGCTCTGGCAGCATTTAACAACAGGAAAACAGCTGGAATGAATCTCAGCCAGAGAGTTTGGAACATTACAGACAGCACAAAAGGACAACTGGAGACAATTGTTGGCTCTGGAATCCTGGAGGGGAAATCAGCTGCAAAAATCTCCAGGGATTTAAGACAAACTTTAAAGGAGCCAAATAAATTATTTAGGAGAGTCAGAGCTGCTGATGGAACTTTAAAACTTTCAAAACCAGCTCTGGATTACCATCCAGGGAGAGGAGTTTACAGGAGTTCTTATAAAAATGCTATGAGATTAGCACGAACTGAGACGAATATGGCTTACAGAGCTGCTGACAATTTGAGGAGACAATCGATGCCTTTTGTAACTGGCTTTACTGTAAACTTATCCAATGCTCATCCAGCTTATGATATTTGTGATGAGTTAACAGGAGATTATCCAAAAAATTTCAACTTTGTTGGTTGGCATCCTCATTGCTTATGTTTTACAACTGCAAAGCTCCTCCCAAAAAAGGACTTTATTAAGTATTTAAATGGAGAGCCAATTGCTATTGGAAAGCAAATCAGACAAATTCCAAAAAATGCTCAAAGTTTTATATCAGCAAATTCTGAGAGGTTTCTGGGGTATAAAAACAAACCTTATTTTTTAGATAATTTTAAGAATGTAAAAGGGGAGTTTGTATGGAATCCAAATAATGTGATTCCTGGACAGGGAACAGGGGTTCCTGGATTGCCTCCAGCTCCTCCAGTTGCTCCTCCAGTAGATTCCAGAGCAGCAAAAAGAGCAGCTCAAAAAGCACTTGAGAAAAAAGAGGCTGCTGAGTTGGCAGCATATAAAGCAAAATTAGCAGCTGAATTGGCAGCTCAAAAGCAAGCAAATAGACTGGCTTTAGAAAAATTAAAAAGGGAGTCTGCTGCTGAGCTGGAGAGAGTTCTTGCCAATGCTGAAAAAGCCAGGCTTGAGAAAATTGCCAGAAATAAAGCTCTTAAAAAAGCAAAAGGAGAGCTGGCTTTTATTCCAGAAAACCTTGAAGCTTATGAGGTTAAAATGGGAGTAAAAGTGGATAGGAGTATTTTTAAACTGCTTAAAGGGGAGGTTCCTTTAAGAAATCCTATCACAGAGAGAGGAGGAGCTCTTTACGACCCAGGTAAAAAGTTTGTAAAAATCCCTATAAATAAGAGGTTAAAAAGGTCTAAATTTTACTCAGAAAAAATATTTTATCATGAATATGGACACGCTGTTGATTGGCAATATGGTTTGAGAATGTCTCCAGAGGTTAGAGATGTAATGCACACTTATAGGACAAAATTCAGAAAGGCAAAAAGTGAATTATACAGGAAACACTCTAAACAGTTAAGTATTGATTACAACAAAGCTAAATGGGTTGATAAAAATTATGATTTGGCTGAGGAGATTAATAGCACAGCTGACACCTTATGCTCTTTGAATCCCTCTTATGCTTGGGGTCATTCAAAAAAGTATTTTAGTTATGCGTATATGAGAGAGGCTGAATTTATTGCACATGCTTTTGAGAATAATATTGCTGGAAATAAATATTTTAAAAAATTAATGCCAGACCTATACGAGGACATGATTAAAATGATTGAGACTTTTAAGAAAAATATTGCAAAAGACATCAAAAATGGAGTCAAATAAAAATCCTATTCAATGAAAACATCCTCTTTAATATACTGGTCATTAATTAACTGGTCTGGATTGTCTTTTATAACCAGCTTTTTATTGAGTTTCTCTGCTCTCTCTAATAATGTAAAAAACTCCTCCTCCTCCAGCTGTGAGGATAAGGTCATCAAAATTTGGACATACTCCCTATCTGATTTGTATTTTGTATTGATACAGTATTTAAATAAATCATATCCTGTCATAATTATAAACGTTTAAAAGTTAAGTAATTACAAATTTAATCAAAAAACCCTAAATAAATGAATTTAGATACTAACAAACCCCCAGCTCCTGTTTTTATCAAAAAAATTGCAACAATTGAAAAATATAAAAACTTTATAAAAGAGCATAAAATAAAATTACCAATTCCATTGATGGAAAAAAGAACTCATTTTGTAAAATGGTTCCTGGAGGAGAACTCCAGTAATACATTAATCCATAATATTAATGAGTTAAGTAAAAACTATTTATACACATCCTCCAGAACCATTGAGGACATACTTTTTAACAATGAAACGAAATCTTAAACTTATAAAAGCCAGAACTCAATTCATTAAGGATTATTTTAAACAACGCAAAGAGGAAAATCCAGATATTTCAATTAAAGAGATAAGTATTGAGCTCTCAGATTGGTATTTATTTATAACTCCCAGAAGTATTTTAACAGCATATTACAGTTAATTTATGAAACTACTGTAAACAGGAGGAGAAATATTTTAATATAGCTTAATAGAGCTATAATTTTGAGAATCTAAAACAACAATGTTAAAACCAATTTAAAAGATGGATGAATTAATTAAAGCACTCAAAGCAGCACTCCTTAAAGGAGGTCTAACTGAGGACTCAGAACAGTTCAAAAATGTAATTAAACCAGAAAATTTTGAGGGGTTGAAAGAGCAACTTGAAATGAAACAACCAACGACCTTTGAGGAGTCTCTTAAAATTCCAGGTTTCCAGTCAGCTTTTGACAAAAAGATTACTGATGCAATCCAGAGCAGAGAGGCAAACTTAAAAGAGAAATGGGATTTTGTTGAAAAAGGGAAAGCTCCAGCTGTGGAAACTGCTGAGCAAAAAGCAATAAGAGAGTTGCAAGAGCAACAAACAGCCAGAGACAAGGCTGATGCTTTGAAAAATAAGCAAACTGCTGCAAAAACCCTTTTAAACAGTAAAAAGATTCCAGATGCTTTTTTGAGTCATTTTGATTTTAACTCAGAGACAGCTCTTGAGGAACAATTAAAAGAGGTTGAGAACACTTTTACTGATATTAAACAGAATATCATAACAAGTTCAATTGGGAATAAGTTACCTCTGGGAAAGGGAGAAAATGGAGAGGTTTCCAAAGAGGAGGCTGACAGCATTGTTGCGAGAATGTAAAATTAAAAATTAATTAAAATCTTTAGAAATGACAACAGATTTAAACAGCAATGAGCAAGTTGATTTCAGCAATGATTCAATTGTTATTGTTAAAAATATTGAAACAATCCCAGGAGGAAAAACCCTGGATTGCACAGGATATGCTCCAGCCTTTTTGAAAGCTGGTCATATAATTATTGAGGAGGATGCAACAGGGAATTTATTGCCTTTGCCAGTTGATGACACTTTGCCAGCTTTACACTCTTACAAAGGAGTTTTAGTTGCAAGTATTTTAACAGCTCAACCAATTGCCTCTATAATGGTAAGAGGAACTGTTGACACAGCTGCAATGGAATATCCAGCAGATGCGACAGCAATTGCAGCATTGCCTTTAATTAGATTCTCTTAATAAAAAAGAAATCTTAAAACAAGCTCAAAAAATTTAAAAATTTAAAAATATTATGACAACAAGTTTATTTACAGAATATGTTTCAAAGTATTTTGGGAAATTAATTTCCTCAATTACTGAGAAAATAAATGGAAAAGAGGGAGCTCAAGCTTACTTTTTCAAAACATTCCTTAAAAAGAATGAGACAACTGATTTAACCTGGAACGCATTGGAGAGCAATGGAACTGTTGCTGCTGTGGATGTGGTTTCAATGGATTCAAGTTTGCCATTGAAAAAAAGAGATTCTATTAAAAGAGCCTCTGGAGTGGTTCCAAAAATTGGAGCAAAAATGGCTCTAAATGAGAAACAATTATCTGATTTAAAAGTATTGCAATTAAAAGGAGACAAAGAAGCCTCTTTGGTTGTGAAACTGTTTGCTGATGCTAAGAAATTAGTTGAGGGAGTTTCAGAGAGATTGGAATATATGTTCTTACAGGCTTTAAGTTCTGGAGTTACAGTAATTGATGAGGACAACGGAGCTGGAGTGAGGATTGCTTTTGGGATTCCAACAGAGAACCTATTTGACACCATTGGAGATGTTTGGGCTACTGCTGCAACTGCAACTCCTATTGATGACATCCAGGCTGTTCTGGAGGCTGCTGATTTAAAAGGGCACGTTATAACAAATATTTTTATGGATAGAGTTACACTTAACAGAATGAGAAAAACAACTCAAGTAAAAGAGGCTTACGCTGCTTTTATTGGGTTTGCTGGAAATGTTGCTCCTGTTCCAAATTTAAAGAAATTAAATGAGATGCTGGCTGATGAGCAAGGGGTTCAAATAATTGAGGTTAATAAGTCAACTATGATTGAAAAATCTGGAGTGCAAACCTCAGTAAAAGGATGGACTGCTGGAGCTGTAACTTTCACAACAACTCTGGAGCTTGGTTCTTTAGTTTATGGGGAATTGGCTGAGAAAACATCTCCTGTGGATGGGGTTGCTTATGAGACTGCTGATGACTTTATTTTGGTTTCAAAATACAGAAAAAATGACCCATTGCAAGAGTTTACAAGTGCTCAAGCTTTAGTATTGCCAGTATTGGAAAATGTTGGAGCTATTTACATTTTAGACTCAACAACTAAAGCAGCTTAATAAATGACAAATCTTGAACTCATACAAAGTAGGTTGACTTTTCAATCATTACCAAAGGAATTGATTCAAGAGTTTTTAATCAATCGTTCATTAAGTTGGGCGATTGATTATGATGTTGTTTTTGCAGAACAAATTGAGTTGACAACAGCTGATTTATATGTTGAGATTTTGACCTCTCCAGATTTTAAGGAGGGAGATTTATCAATCAACTATGACAGGGCTTTTTTAAAGAGCCAGGCTATTGCAATTTACACCAAATATGATGACCCAAAGCTCTCTGATTTGAGCTCAAATGAATCCATTCAAGCTGTTAATTTATGGTAAGATACCCAGACAAAGCAACCCTCCAATTGACATCCAGCACAAAGGATGTTGATGGAAACTTTACAGGAGCAATCCTGGAGAGTGAAATTGTTGGGAGATTCAGACCTATTGCAAAAGGTTCTCTGGATTACGCTGGTAAATTTTATTGTAAAAAATTGGATTTTGCTCCCTATGAGATTGAGGGAGAGAAATTGAAAGTAAATGGAGTAGTAATGGAAATTTATAAGTTTTATAATTATCAAAATCATTGTGAGTTATGGCTAAGATAGGAGGTTTGGGAGCTTTATTTAATGGAGCTCAAGTTGAGGGGATTTTGAGCCAATTCCAGGAGAAAGTTGATAATAAATCCCTGGAGGTTTTACAGTATGCTGGAGAAACTTTTGTAAATGAGGCACGAATTAAAGGGAATTACAATGACAGAACAGGGAATTTAAGGAGTTCAATTGGCTATATAATTTTAAATAATGGTAAAGTAATTGATAAAAATTTCCAAAAATCTGGAGTTGGTTCTGGAGGAAATAAAGGAGTTTCAGCTGCAAAGGATTTTGCAGAGAGCCTTGCTCAACAATACTCCTCTGGATTGGTTTTGATTGGAGTTGCTGGTATGGATTATGCAGCTTATGTTGAGAAAAAACATTCTCTGGATGTGATTTCTGGCTCAGCTCCAGAATCTGAATTTATAAAAAACATATTTAGTGAAATTAAGTTTTAATATAGAATCAATTATTTACAAAGCTTTGAATGTAGCTGCTGTAACTGACTTTATTTCTGGAGACATATACAAAGGTATTACTCCAGCTAAAAGTCAGCTCCAGGATATTGAAATTAAAGTTTTAACAAATAATAATAAGTATTTGCAGAATGGTTATGTAAATATAAATTTCTATTGTCAGCAAATTAGAGAGGGAATCCCAGACAATAAGAAACTAAGTGAGGTAACTACTATTTTAATGAATCTAATTGACAAAAAAAACATCCAGGGAATCCTGTTTGATGTTGAGAGTCAAACTGGAGCAATTAAAGACCAGGAGCCTGGCAGAGATGGGATTTTCTTTACAAATTTAAAAGTAAAATTTAATACAATTTAATAACTAAAAATTTAAAAAATGAGTGCTAAAAATAATATTTTAGGAATAGAAAAATTTGAACTTGGAGCTCCTGGAGATGGAATTATGGGAGCAGCATTAACTGAGTTTACAGATATTGAGGTCAACTCTGTATCAATTGAGGGGGAGCAAGCTAATGAGGAAACAATTCCAACAGAGGCAAACGATTCATATATTACATTAAATGCTGATGTAACTCCAGCAAAATTAACTGTGAGGCTGTTTGGGGTTGATTTGGCTGATTATCCTATGTTAATGGGAGGAACTTTTTCTGTTGACAAATGGGAGGCTCCAAAAGTTAAGCCAAATATTTTCTTGAGTGCAATGTTGACCTCTTTTGAAGTTGATGGATTCAAAAAAACAATTTCCATTCCTTATGCAAAAGTAAATGCAAGGTTACAAGGGAATATTACAAAAAATGGATTGCCAGCTATTGATATTGAAATCACAGCAAACACTCCAGTTTCAGCTGCTCAAGTTGAGGGAGCTCCTTATGTAATCCAGGATGTTGCAGCGTAATAAAAATTAATAAATTAATCTATTAAAAAGGCTGTGATTTGTTTTACAGCCTTTTTTCAAAGCTTATGGAGAACAGAGAGAAAATTTTACAGGCATTTATTGAAACTCCAACAACTTACAAAATTGCAGTTTCAGACAATTCAATGCTGCCAAAATCAATGAAAAACAAAAAAGAGGTTACTTTTATTGTAAAGCCTCCTGTTTTGTCTGTATTGGCAAAATGTGGGATTCCTGTTGGTAAAATACCAAAAGAGCTTATGGATGCTGACAAAGATATTAATTTGGAGGATGCTGTGAAATACACAAAAGAAATGGCTGAGGCTTTTGCAATCCTGGCACATGGAAAAACAACAGAGTTTCCAGAATGGTATATCCCTTTTATTTTAAATAATGTAACTGCCAGAGAATTATTTATTTTATTTAAAGAGGTTGCTTTAAAAACACAGTCAAGTTTTTTTTTGAACAGTTTCCAGATTGCAAGCATAAGCAATCCAATGACGATGAGCCAGTAAAACCTTTCAATGTTTATCAGTTTGTTGGCTCTGTTTGCAATTATTATCATTTCTCCTGGGAGTTTGTTACTCAAAAAATATCTTATCAAAATTTAATAATGCTGGCAGCCTCTGTTCCAAAATATGACTCTGATAAAAAAGAGGACTCACAACAGGAGGAGCAGCCTGGAGATTTATTTGGAATATTAGACAAAGCACAAAAAACAAAAAATGAAAAAAGTACTTAATATAATTTACAACAGACTACTGGAGCTGAAACTCTCAGAGAATATCCTTTGCTCTGAATATTGGAGGAAAATCATTGCTTTAAATGAAAACTTTAACCAGGAGGCAGCCTGGAACTTATTTACAGAAAATTTTGACTGGATTGTAAATTCAAATATCATCACAACAGCTGAAATAAAATCCTGGTTTCTGGAGGAGGAGCTGAATGCTCATAATATTTTTACAACTGGAACCCATAAGATTTCAGAATCAAAAGCCATTGGAATTGGAGAGGCTAATCTGGAGGCTGTTGGTCATTCAAAAATATTGCTATTTGACCAGGCTCATTGCAAAGCTTTTGACAGTACTTTTGTAAAAGGTTTTAATAAATCTACATTTGAGCTAAAAGAATGCACAGGAGAGGCTTTCAATGATTGTAAAGCTGTTGCTGGTTACAACTCAAAAGTTGAGGCTTGGGATAATAGTTTTGTAACTGCTCAAGATTGGAGCTTTATTATTCAGCACAAAGGAGCTCAAGTTGCTGCAACTGTTAGAGCTGTTGTAAATGAGCAATAAGTTTACTTATAAGTATATTTTTTAATATAAAAGTATAGGTATAAAAAAAGAGGCTTAATTGCCTCCTCTTTTGTTTATAAATAAATTGAGTTTTTGTATATCCTCTTTTTTTACATCAAAAGCAATATACTGCTCTTTAAACTCTGTAAAGCATTCCATTTCCAATGTAAAGCCTTTTTTTGTCTTATAAATAGTGAAAAGAGATTTTTTCCCCTCAATTGTGATTGATTCAGTTTTTATATTTGGCATAATTATTTTTTATAAGTTAGATATTTCTAAAATCATAGCAATCTAAACAATAATGAATCCATTTTTTAAACCTAAAAAAGTTTTTTTCTGTACGCTGTGAGTCTCTGTTGCTTTAGATAAATTACATTTACATTTTTTACATTTCATAATTTTATTTTTATAAAATATGTCTGATATTGTTTGGAACCTGGATTTTAACTCCAGAAACATACTGCTCAATGTAATGGATTTCAAAGTCAATGCCATTTGGAGAGATTGAGTCTGGGAGATTATTTACTGCAAATCTGATTTTATTAACATCAAAAAAGCTGCAAATATCAATCCCTTTTTTTGATGCGTGCTCCAGTAATTTCTCCAGGATTATCTCCTTATCAATAATCCATAAATCTCCCTTAAAATGACCAAAATTATACCAGAATCTATTGCTTTTTTTATAGTCTCCAAAACCTCCAATCTCATATTTGATAAAATCTAACTTATGACAGCTCCAGGCTGGATTTGAGTGCATTGTTAGACAGTTTTTAGCATCTTTAATGCTCCTGGATTCACAGAGAGCAATCTGATGAGTATGGAATATGAATTGATAAGGATGGACTTTGGCTCCTTTGTAAGTTGCTGCTGTTGATTTCCAGTTTTGGATAAGTGCAAACAGCTGCCTTATAATATTATAAGAGCCCAGGAGCTGCTGCTCTGCAATATTTATAAAAATCTTATCTCCAATAAATTCACAATTCAGCTCCTTAGCAAAAGCCAAAGCTGCTGGAAAGTATTTTGATTTATTTTTTTTAAAAGATAAACTATACATTTTTTTATGAAACTACTGAAACAGAGGTCTAAAATAGTCTTAAAAATTCTGTTATCAAAGTACTTTTATAGAAATTATAATTTTATGGGAGCAGTTTCTGGAGATAATTCCTTATTTTTTTCAACAGGATTGGATAATTCTGGACTTTTAAAAGGCTCAGCTGAGGCTGGAGGCATTGTGCAAAATATGGCAAGTAAAATCTCCAAAATAAATCCTTTTGCTGCTTTGGGAGTTGCTGCTGTTGCTGCTTTTGCTATGATTGCAAGTTCTGCAACAAAAATGGCAAAGGAATTTGAGCACGCAATGAAAGAGGTTGAAACCATTTCAGCTGCAACTCAGAAAAATTTTAAAGGCATCTCCTCCCAGGTTTTTGCATTGTCAAAAATTACTCCAGACAATCCAGAGAAACTGGCTAAAGCTTATTATCAGATTGTTTCTGCTGGTTATGATGGGGCAGCTGGGTTGAAATTATTGGAGACTGCTGCAAAAGCAGCTGTTGGAGGAGTTACAGATACACAAACAGCAGCTGATGGATTGACAACTGTTTTAAATGCTTTTAAAATTGAGGCTGGAGAGGTCAACTCTGTGGCTGATGTAATGTTCCAGACTGTTAAGCTGGGAAAAACAACCTTTGGAGAGTTGGCTGCAAATATGTCAACAGTTGCTCCAATTGCAGCAGCCTCTGGAATATCATTTGACCAGATTTCTGCTGCTATTGCTACATTGACAAAGCAAGGGGTTCCAACTGCTCAAGCTATGACCCAGATAAGGTCTGCAATTATTGGAGCCAATGAATCCCTGGGAGATGGATGGGTTAAAGCAATGAGCTTACAGGATGCTTTCCAGTTATTATATGACAAAGCTGGAGGTTCTCAAACTGCTCTCCAGGAATTAGTTGGGAGAGTTGAGGCTGTTGGAGGAGTGCTGGGGGTTGCTGGTAAAAATGCAAAAATGGCTGCTGAGGATTTGGCAAGTATTAAAGCAGCAGCTGGAGCAAATGAGCAAGCTTATGCCTCAATGGTTACATCTAATGTGAGTCAAAGTGAGCTTTTAAGGAATAAAATAAAAGCAACAACTGAGGGAATTGGAAATTTTTTCAATGATATGAGCACTAATGCAATAAGTGATTTGGCTGCTATATTTGAGGAAAATGACAAGCTCTCCAAAAAATACACAGAGCAAAAAATTGCAATAAATGATTTATATACAGAATATCTCTCTTTACATACAGAGGAATCCAGGAGGCTGGAAATCCTGGAGGAGATAAATAAATTAAACCCATCTATTATTGAGGGTTTAAAAAATGAGGCTATTGGATATGATAATCTGGGGGAAAGTATAAGAAAATACAATGCTTATGTTTTATCAAAAGAGATAGTTTCTGAGGATTTTGGAGACAGAATTGCTGGTCAAGAAAAACTTATAAAACATTATAAAAAAGAGCAAAAAGAAACTGAGGGAGATTTAAAAAGAGAATACCAGGAGTTTGTTCTGAGTCTCTCAGCAATGAAAATCTCAGATACTGAGAGAGCTGGATTGCAAGCCATTATAAGCTCAGAGGGAGATTTTATGGATAAGATTGAGCCAATAAGAGCTAAAATCTCTGAAATAATGGCAAAAGGCTATGAGGATACCTCTGGAATAACATCCCTCCCTTTTGGAGATATTAAAGATTATGAGAGTCTTGCTGGAGCTGTTGAGTTGGTTGAAAAATCTTACAATAAATTACAAGCTGCTGCAAAAGAGGCTTTAATTAATTACCAGGATAACACAACAGATGCTCCTTTTGTGGTTAATGAGATTGAAAATGTAAACTCTTTAATTGAGTTGGAGAAAAATTACAGCTCTTATCAAAATAAAACGATTAAGGAGGCTTATAAAAACAGAGTTGAGCAAATAAATAACCAGAACAAAATTGCTGCTGAAATTGCCAAAATAAATGGAATTACTAAACAGGAATATGATAAAAACTCTAAAGTTTTGGCAGCTTATTTGAAGTCTGAGGATAAACAAATAAGAGAGGCAGCTGAAAAGAGAGAAAAATATTTCAATTACAAAATTGCTCCTCCAAAAACAGACACAACTTTTAAAGAGGAGCTTACTGAGAAAAAAAAGCAATATGATGGGTATAAGTTAGCCATTGAGAATAAAGATTTGGAGCTTGCTAAAAAATTAAAAGAAACTTACAAACTTAAAGAGGAGGATTATACTACTTATTTAAGGAATTTATATGCTCAGACTGAGGATTATAATAAAAAATCAACCATTCTGGAAACTTTGGATAAATCTGATTCTGGTCTGGTTGATAGAAAAAAGGCAACTCCAATAGTTGCAAAATTAATGCCTGTAACGATTATCCCAGAAATTGACACAACCTCTGTTGAGGCTATCAATACAAAGCTTAAAAAATTAAGGTCAGATTGGAGCAAAGCACAAACAAAACTTGACAGAGAAACCATTCAGAAACAAATTGAAGTTGAGGAGGCAAAACTTAAGTCAATTGAATTATCTAAAGGGAAAAAAGAGAAAATTGAGGAGGATTTTTACAAAACCATTCAATCTCTCTCCAGGAAAGGCTTACTGGATAAGAAAAAAGAACTTAAAAAAGAGCTAAAGGCTGTCAAAGATTCACTTGGAGAACAATCTGAGGCTTATAAAAAATTAAGAGACCAAATTGATAAAATAAATGAGGAGACTGGAAAAGGGGTTGCTGGGGTTGCTGCTGAGTTTTCAAAAGGATTCTCTGGTTTGTCTGATTTATTTGCAAAATTTGGAGATGAGGACACAGCTCAAGTTTTAGGGCAACTCTCTGGAGTTGCTGATGGAATTGCCTCCATTGCCTCTGGAGATATTATTGGAGGCTCTTTGGCAGTTTTAAACTCTGCAATTACAGTAACTGTTGAGTCAGACACAGAGCAGTTTGAAAAAGACATGGAGAGACTCTCCAGAGTTATCAAAAACCTGGCTTTGGAGATTGACCATGCAATGGGAACGGACAGGATTGATAAGAGGCTGGAAAATTTAAAACAAGAGGCAGCTTTATTGGAGGCAAATAAAAAAGCTCTCCAGGCAGAATTGGAAGCCAGGAGGAGCATTAATGTTTTAGGAATTTCAGTAAGAAAAAAAGGAGAGGGTTCTGGGAGTGATGCTGAAAAAATAAAAGAGTTTGAGGATTCCATCCAGGAGGCGATTTGGAGGCTTAAAGACTTACAGACTGAAATATATGAGACTCTGACAGCAGCCACAAAAAACTCAATTGCTGATAGTATTATTGAGGGTTTTAAAGCTGGAAAAAATTCAATTGCTGATTTTGCTGGAACATTTGAGGAGTTAATGAAAAAAGCAATGATTGAAACTTTTAAATTGAAATTCCTGGAGGTTGCAACCAATAAATTTTTTGAGCAATTTGGTCAGATGGCTGAATCTGGTCAAAGCCTCTCTCCAGTTGAAATTGCAAACTTAAGAGCCTCTTTTAATGACTTACTTACAAAATCACAGGCAGAAATGGAGGCTTTAAATGAAATCCTTTCAAGTGCTGGAATTGCTGGAGGAATGTTTGGAGAAACTGCTGAAAATAGAGGTTTAAGTGGAGCTATTAGAGAAAATATCACAGAGGAGACTGGAACAGAATTGGCTGGATTAATGAGGAGGATTGCTGAGGATGTGAGAGCTGGATTATTTTATGGAAAAACAGCTGTTGAAAATTTAGTTTTGATTGAAGCAAACACAAAAAACACAGTAAAAGAGTTACAGTTTGCAGTTGTAGAACTCAAATCAATTGCCAAAAATACCAGAGAGATTTATTTGCACGACATAGGAGCATAATTTATGTATAAATTAAATAATATTACATTTTTAAGCCTGGGAATTACTCCAGGCAGAATCAAAGGAGAGGGGATTGCTGTTAAAGGCTGTTTTGACCTCCCAAAAAGAATTGGAACAACTTTCCAGGACTGGTCTGACAGCGACTCTGTGGAGCCTTATGTTGAGGCTGATGAGATATTCCTGGGAGGCAGAACCATTCTCTTTGCTGGAATTATCCAGGGAACAAAAACTGAAATTGAAACAAAGCTTTTTGATTTAAAAACATTGATAAACTCCTTTGAGTCTGTGGTTCCATTTGAGAGTCCTTATGGAGTTTTTTGTGTTTATTTAAGAAATATAAAGATAAAATCTTATTTAAACGGAGCAACCTTTATAATAGAGATGAGAGAGCCAGAGCTTGGAGCCTCTTGTGGGGTTGTAGTGAACCCTCCAACGACTTACAGCTCTGATGTTTATTCAGAGAGTGCTGTAAAAAATAACTGTGATTCTGGTTACTATGGAACCTCTGTGGAACTTTCCTCAACTTTAGGGCAATTCACATCAACATTAAGCCAGGAGGCAGCAAACCAATTGGCAATAAATTGGGTTCGAGAGAATAAACAAAATTATGCCAATTTAAATGGAGTATGTAATTTGAATCCAGTAATTTATTGGAATGAAAAAATAATAGGAGAACTGCAAAAGGATAATTGTAATGAGGGAGCTGCTGGCTCTATTGTGAGTTATACTGTTTTAGCTTTTAAATACAGCTCAATGATTTCTCAAGCTGATGCAAATGCAAAAGCACAGGCTGAGATGGATGCTAATTTAACTCAAGCTTATGCAAATGAGCAAGGTTATTGCACAATTTTACCATCTTTTAAATTGATAAGTGAGGAGGCATTCTCTGGAGGAATTGGAGTTGCACCTCCTTGGGGTACTATTCAATATTTTGAAGTAGGAGAGGCAATTGTTCCTGGAACAGTTTATGTTCTTATGATGTTTGGAGTACAATTCTCTTATACATCAAGCATTACAGACTCTCCAGAGAGCATTGTAAACTGGTTTGTTACTTGGATTAATCTTGCAACAGTAGAAGATTGGTCTGTAATGAATCAGCAACCAGACCCTTTTCCTATACCTCCTGTGGCAAGTTTGTCTGGATATAATAAATTGAAATTATACTCAGTATATGTTCCTTTATTACAAGGAGCAACAGTTTGGGTTGAATAATTATAATATATGTACACAATAGACAGTATAAAATTTACAGATTTTGGTTTACATATTATAAACCATACAGGAAACTCAGACCTGGGGAACCTTAAAAAACAGTTTATCTCAATTTACGGAGCTGAGGGGTTTCAAATGTCAAAAAGGATAGGAAATACCTTACAATTAAATGGAGTTATCCTGGCAGCTGATTTGGCTGATTTTAAAACAAAAACAACAGCTCTGGCTGATAAATTTTCAGCTCCAGGATTAAGGTCTGTCATATTAGACCAGGGAGCAATGAATTGCTTTGCTGTTGATGGGTTTAAAATTGATAATGTGAGGGTTTTATCAAATGTTTATGGAATGTTTAAAATTAACCTCTTAATTGTTTAAATAATGGATTTGATAATTTACAGAACAGGAACTGAGGTTGCAAGAGTCTCTATTGATGAGCAAACTGTGCTCACTAAAAAATTAATGAATGAGGATAAAATTTCCTCTGAGTTTTATTCTGAGAATGTGATTCCAATTGAGATTGGAGACTATATTGAGTATAATTCAAAAAAATACTATCTCAACAGCCTCCCAAATATTGAGAAATTAAATAATAAAAGTTTTAAATATACTGTCTTTTTTCAGTCTGATTTATATTCACTTTATAATAAATTATTTATTTCAATTGATGGATTGAATGATTTTGTTTTGATTGATAATGCTGAGAATGTTTTAAATCAGATTGTTTCAAATATGAATGAAATTTCCTCTGGCTGGTCTGTTGGAGCTGTGGATGAGACCTCAGAAAAATCAATCTCTTTTGTAAATGAAAATTTAAGAACAGCTTTGACAAAAATTTCCCTAGAGTTTGGAATGGAGTTTGAGGTTGTAAATAAGGTTATAAATTTCAAAAAAGCCATTGGTAATGTAACAAATTTTACCTTTGAATATGGTCAAAATAATGGGCTTTACTCCATTGAAAGGAGAGGGGTTGACAATACCTCTGTAATTACAAAAGCTTATGGTTATGGAGCTGCAAAAAATCTCCCTTATACTTACAGAGACAGAGCAAAAAGATTGGTTTTTGAGGAACGTTTTTTGACTCAGAATGAAGATGTTTATGGAGTCAGAGAGGGTCATTATACAAATGAGGACATTTACCCTCACAGAACAGGAACCCTTACTGATGTAAATATGGAGTTCAATGTTGATGGATATGACTCAAATCTCTCTTTTGTTGAGGACACCTCTATTGATTTCAATTTAAATGATTATCTCCTGGAGGGAACTATTGCAAAAATAGTTTTTAAATCTGGAGACTTATCTGGGAGCCAGTTTGATATTTGGAAATATGAGGATTCAAAAATATACTTTAATGCTATTGGGGAGGCTGATGGATATTCAGCTCCAAATGAGGATGCAAAAGCTAAAATTGGAGATACTTATACTTTGATTGATATTGATATGCCTCCCTCTTATGTAATTGCAGCAGAGCTGGAGCTTAAAAATGCAACCCAGGTTTTTTTGGATGAGAACTCAACTCCAAAATCTTTGTATTTGGTAAAAATAGACCCAAAATATAGCAAAGCAAATTCCATCTTATTGGATGCTGGAGATTTGGTAAAAATTATTGATACTCAAATGGGAATCAACAGGGCAATCAGAATCTCCCAGGTTTCCTTTCCAATTGTGAACCCTTATAAAATTTCAGCCACAATTGCAGATTTTATCCCTTATAGTTTACAGCAGTTAGTTTCTAAAACAGCAGCTAAAACCAGCAAAGAAATAAAAAGCATTGTAAATAAAATTACAAATGTTCAAAACGTAACAAATAAGACTTACAATACAACAGTCATTAAAAGCAAACCAGAGCCAGAAACTGGAGTCATTTACATAAATGGGAGAAAATACAAACACATTAAAGGTTTTGATAATTCAGACCAAACAATCCTGGAGGCTGGAGACTCTATTTCTGGGAATTACTTTGACAGATTTACTTATGTAGATGAGTGGATGTATTTAGGAGGTATAAAAGAGAAAATTGAGAGCTGGGAGCAAATCATTACAACAGAAACGACAGTATAAATGGGGAAAGTAATAAAATTGCCAAACTTAAAATTGACAGAAATCCAGGAGAATCTGGAGCCTGTTGAATTGATTTCTATTGATGAGAATGGATTGTTAAGTAAAACACCTTTTGAAGCTCATCCAGATTATATAATTGACATTATTGCAAATGAATTAAAACTTTATAAGAATGGGGATGAGATTGCAAGTAAGGACTTGTCAATTTATTTGGATGACTCAAATTTATCCAGGTTAATAAGTGGAGTTATAGATGAGGAGACTGGAATTGTAACTTTTACAAGAGATGACCAGAGTACATTTACAATTGATATGAGTAATTTAATTGGAGGCACAGAGGAAATAGGTTTGAATAGTGATTATGATTTTAATTATCGTTTAGATAGTGTTTCAGATGTGGATTTCGGAAATAGAATAATAAATACAAATTTAGGAAACAGATTTTAATTATGGGATTTTTACAAGTACCAAAAATTTCAACCTTAGAGAGGTTGTCATTCACACCTTATAAATCAGAGTTGATTTATGATACAGATTTGGATATAATTTTCACAGGAGACGGCTTGACTGTTGGGGGTAATAAAGTAGGAGCTTTGTCAGAGGATAGTTTGTATTTAAAGTCATACGCTACTGAGGCAGCTTTAAATACAGCACACCCAACAGCTATAAGTGGTAATTATGCACTGGTTCAGTCAACAGATACAGTTTGGGTTTGGGATGCTGATACAACAGCCTGGGTTGATAGTGGAGATGAGTTAAGCAGCATACCTCTTAACAGTGTTGGTTTATTAGAGTTAAAAAATGAAGTTAAAGGAAATATATTATTTAAAGATAATACTGTTACTTATGTACCTACTGCAAATTATCATCCAGCAACAAAAAAATATATAGATGATGCCATTGCTGCTGGGGTTGCAGATAATAGTGTTACAGCTGCTAAATTAGCACCAGCATTTAAAACAATCATAGACTTAGGAGATGTAAGTGGAACAGTAAATTTAGATTTTAGTTTGGCTGTTAAGTATAAATTAAATATGACTGCAAACATAACTTTGACCTTTAGTAATGTTACAGATTATGTAGGCGTAAAAACCCAACAATTAGAGGTTACAAGTAATTCAGACACTTATACATTATTTTACCCAGTTGGAGTAGATGCAGCAAATGAATTAACAGATGTAGATTTATTAAAAACTAATTACTTTACGTTTTTTCCACATACAGCAACAGTTTTTCAATCATCAGTAATAGCGAAATAATATGATAGTAGGAAATAAAAATAGTTTGTGGGGGAAAAAAGTAATAGACCCAACGTCATCGCTAAAATTTACAATAAATACTGCTTTAGGAACTGGAGATAATTTTACAATTCCTACATTTTCATCGTCCGAAACGTATAATTATGATATAAACGTTTCAGATGGACAAACATTTACTGGTGTTACAGGTAATCAGCTTATAAATTTCGCTACTGGAGGTATTTATCAAATTGAAATTACTGGTGTCTTCCTTAAGTTTTATTTTAATAATGGTGGTGATAAATTAAAAATTGTCAGCATAGAACAATTCGGTAGCACTGGTTATTCTTTAGACCAATCAAACAAATTATTCGGTTGCTCTAATTTTACTACGATGCCTAATGACATAAGTTGGTTAAATAGTGTTACTGGAGCAAATAGTATGCTATACGGAACAAATTTAACAACTTTACCTGATGGATTAACTCTAGAAAATTTAGTTAACGGAACTTCTTTTATTGATGGAGGTAATTTAAGTTCATTACCTAGTAGTATGTCTCTTGCTAATTTAGAAGTAGGGCAAAGTTTTTTTCAAAACAATAATTTAACAACTATTCCTAGCGTAATGCTATTGAGTAAATTGATTAACGGTAATTCTATGTTTAACGGTAATGCATTTACATCATTACCAAGCGGAATGGTATTAGGAAATCTAACAAGTGGGAGTTATATGTTTAACGGTAGTGCATTTACATCATTACCAAGCGGAATGACTTTAAGCTCTTTAACTAACGGGAGTTATATGTTTAGGTCTCATAATTTAACAAATTTACCTAGCGTTATGGTGTTAGGTTCTTTACTAGATGGTAGTTCTATGTTTAGGGATAATAACCTTACATCATTACCTAGCGGAATGGTATTAGGAAATCTAACTAACGGTAGTTTTATGTTTGACCAATGTAGTTTAACAGATTTACCTAGTGGAATAACTTTAAGCTCTTTAACTAACGGGAGTTATATGTTTAGAGGTAGTACTATAAACACAGTTAGGTATTCGCAATTATTAATTGATTTAGAATCTGGAAACCCTAATGACAATGTAACTTTTCACGGTGGAAATTCAACATACAATAGCTCAGCATCAACAGCAAGAGCAAATTTAATTTCAAGAGGATGGTCGATATTAGATGGAGGTTTAGTATAAAAAATAAAACATTATGAAAAAAGCAATAAAAATAACACAGCAAAACATAGATAACAATCAACATTTATTTAAAGGTAAAAATGTAAATGATATTATTATTTATACAGATAAGAACTTTCCAAAGGTTTTTAATAACGGAACAGTAAATTTTAATTCAGATTTACCAGACTTTTTAAACGTTGTAGAACCAACTTTAAACGAAGGTCAACAAATAGATAACAATTTAAACAATGGTATTATAGACTTAGAAGCTGGCACTTTTACTTATGCTGTAAAAGATATTCCACAACCAACAGCAGATGAGTTGTATAATAATTTAATTGAGCAGTCAAAACAAACTTATGATGACTTTAGAAAGCTATTAATAGAAGCATCAACAGAGGCTTTAATTTTAGGAGAACCTAACGAAAATATTAAAACTTTAACACGTATTTTAAAAGATGAGAAAGTAAGAATTGATACTGTTTTGTTAGAATATTTAAATAACAATAATATACAAGAGTTGCAGAATTTTAGCTTTGACACTCCAGAGGCTGAGCAGTTCAGAATTGCAATTGAAAGTTTTAAATAATGAGCACACAGATACAGAGATTAAAAACCAGGCTTTTAAAACTGGAATTTATTTTAACAGTTATTTTATTATTAACTCCAGGGATTTTGATTTTAATCTCTGGAGAAATAAGACCCAGTATAAGCAATTACGCATATTCTAAAACTAATCATTTATTTGTTTTTCTGCTAACTATTGCAGCAACCATGTTAGTTTACAATGGAGCTGCTTTTAATAAACATTGGTACAATATAATTTTAGGATGTTTATTGGCTGTGGTTGTGTTAACACCTCATTTGCATTATCCTATTATTCATTTTATTGCTGCTGGTCTATTTTTTTTATTTTCTGTGTTTGTTATGATTTTTTACAGCTCAAAAACACAAAGGATTTACAAGGTTTGTGCTGGGGTTTTTATTGTTACAGCATTATTTTTGCATTTCTTTTTTAATTTATACTCTCTTTTTATTGCAGAATGGATTGGAATAGCTCCAATAGCTCTCCATTACATTGGAGAGAGTTTTGGAAAAATAGATTAATGAAACTATTGAATTTTACTCTTTATTGATATTGAGATAATTAAAGAAATTTAAGAAATTGCATGAATAATTTATATAAAATATGGTAATTTCATTTATTAGAGAAAATTGGGAGGTTTTAGCTGGAACCATAGGCACTATTTTTGCATTTTTTGGAGGTAGAAAAAGTAAGGTTTTAAACGACAAAACCCTGGAGCTGGATAACATTCAAAAAGTTAGAGAGATTGAAAAAAGTTTGCTGACAGATATGCAAGACCAAATAAATAAACTTATAAAATACAATGATTATCTGGAGGGGGTTGTCAAGGATGTTAAGCAGAAACTTGTAAAATATTCAGACAAATATGGAGAACTTGAGGATTAAAGATTTTAAAAATGTAGCTAATAAATTAAATATTGAGACAGCAGCTCTCCAGGCTGTTTGCGAGGTTGAAGCTCCAGGAGGGGGGTTTTACTCCAATGGCACTCCAAAGATATTATTTGAGAGACATAAATTCCACAAATTTACAGGAGGAGTTTATTCAAATGACTTTCCAGAAATTTCAAATAAAAAACCTGGAGGCTACTCAGTAAATGAGCACAAAAGACTCCAGAGAGCTGTTGAATTAAACAGAGAGGCAGCTTTAAAATCAGCCTCCTGGGGAAAGTTTCAACTGATGGGATTCAATTACAAACTTTGTGGATTTACATCCCTCCAGGATTTCATTAATGCAATGTATAAAAGTGAGGAGGAGCATTTAAAAGCTTTTGTAAATTTTATTAAAAATGTTGGATTGATTGATGAGCTCCAGAGATTGGATTGGAAAGGATTTGCAAGAGGTTACAATGGTAAAAATTATCACATCAACAATTACGATGTAAGAATGGAGAGAGCTTATAAAAGACTTAAAAAACAATGTTAACGTTTTTATTTAATTACTGGAGGAGCCAAACAGGAAAGGAGAAACTTTTTTTAATTGTTATTTTTTTGGTGGTTGTTTTTGCAATCCAGAAAGGCATTTCAGCAGCTGTTTATAAATACAAATATTTCAAAGAGGTTGAAAATAATTACAATGAGCTTTTAAATACGATTGAGGAGGCAAATAAAGCAGAGGAGTTGATTATTAAGAACCATAAGGAGCAAACTATTAAAACCAATAAAAAAAGCTCTGAAATTGATTTAAAATTAAAAACAGATGAGAAAATTATTGACAATACTGATGTTTCTGATTTGGAGCTCCTGGAGTTTCTCTCAAAGCATTCCAGATAAAATTGAGATTAAAAAAACAACCCTTATCTCTATTGTAAAAGAATCCAGGAAATGTGATTCCTTAAAAATAGCTTACAATTTAAAATCTCTCCAGCTCACTAATTTAATTAATTCAAACTTAATGATGTTCCAGGAGTTGGAGGAGCAGCGAATTAAAAGGATTGAAGCTGAGAAAAACTTACAAAAAAATATCAAAATTTACAAAAAAAAGAACAATAAAAATGTTGTGATTTTCGCAACTGGAGGAGCTCTGCTGGGGATTTTGGCTGGAGTTTTAATTTCTAACTAAAAACTTTTTTATGATTAAATTTGATTATACTGATTTAATGGAGGAGGCTCTGGAATTGTATAAAAACGACCCAGAACTTATGGGGAGTAAAACAGCTGTTGCAAAATGGTTGCACCATAGGGATTCCCTGGAGTGCTCTTTGAATGCTTTCAGAGTAAGAGTAAATTATCACATCAACAGAAAAATTGCTGATAAGGAGATTGTAATTGAGAATGTAAAGCTGGCAAAAGGAAAGCAAAAAAACCAGGACATTAACAGGATTGAGAGAAAAAGTTTTAGAGAATATGCCAGGGAGGAGAATGCTGTTGCAGCTTTGGGAGCAGCTCTCCTGGAGCAACATAAAAAATATGCTGAGCATTTAAAAAACTTATACATTACTCCATTAATAAAAAGTAATTTAAGGAGAGGGGTTGGGGTGGTTCAACTTACAGATTTACATGGAAATGAATTGGTTGACTTGCCTCATAATAAATATGATTTCATTGTATTATCTAAAAGGCTGAAATTATATATTAATGAATGTTTATTTTATTTCAAAGCCAAAAAAGTTGAGAAAATTTGCCTCCTGGTTACTGGAGATTTATTAAATTCTGACAGGAGGCTGGATGAGCTTTTAAACCAGGCAACCAACAGAGCAAAAGCCAGCCTTTTAATGGAGCATTTATTGACCCAGGCAATTTTGGAGCTGAGAGATTCTGGGCTCCCTGTAACTATTGTCTCAGTACTGGGAAATGAGAGCAGAATGGGAAAGGAAATGACATTCTCAAAAGCTGGGCTCTCTGATAATTATGATTTTGTAATAATGGCAAATATTAAAAAAGCCTTTGAACTTGCAAAAATAAAAGGAATAACCTGGGGAACTATTGACCAGGTTGAGGAAACTATCACAATTGATGGATTAAAATGGTTGATTGCTCATGACCTTTCCAGATTTACAGATACACAACAAAAAAACCAGCAAGCTGTTGGGAGATACAGTCTCCAGGGAGAGCAAATTGATTTTATGGTTGCTGGTCATATACATGCAACAAACATCCAGGGAAATTCAGCCAGGAGCTCCTCAATGACAGGCTCAAACTCATTCAATGAGATTGCTTTGAATTTAGCTGGGAAAGCTCAACATAATTGCTATACTTGCCAGGATGGGAAAATCACTACAACTGTAATTGATTTGCAGAATACAGATGGAATTGATGGTTATCATATAATAAAAGAGCTGGAGGAGTACAATGCAAAATCTGTTGGGAAATTACATCAAAAAAAGACAGTCTTTGAGATTGTTGTTTAAATTATTGATTGAAAATAAAAAAAAGCTGTCTAAATTAGGCAGTTTTTTTGTTTTAATATAGTTCTGTTTTTAGGCAGTTTTTAGGCAGTTAATAAATCTTTACAAAGCTGGAGCTCCTTTCAATTCTAATAAAATAACATTTTCCACGTGATGCGTTTGCGGAAACTTGACAAAAAAAGAAATTTGAAAACTTTACATCCTGGAGAGCTTGTTTTTAAAGGGTTTTAGGTTATTTTAAAATTAAACATTTTCAGACTAATTAACACAAATAACAAAAAATAAGCTATATTTGTTTTAAATTTAGGCAGTTTTTAGGCAGTTTTTAAAAATGCTTTATAAAATAAAATAAACACAAAATAAAAATGAACATTTCCATAAAATTGGATGGGAGAAAAACATCTCTCACAAAAGCTGGATTCCCAATTGTTTTTTATCTCAGCAAAAATAGTAAATTCAAACGAATTAAAACAGGATATTTTTCAGAACAAAAAAACTGGGATAAAAAGAACCAGATTCCTAAAAAATCACATCCAAATTTTATTGAGTTGCTAAATTATTTAAGCAATAAAAAAATAAGAATTGGAAAGCTCCAGGAACAGTCAAAAACAGAGGCTTTAAATTTTCATTATGTTGAGAGATTTTTGCTCCAGAATGATTCTGGAATTTTTTATCTGGAGGGCTTGAAATTGGAGGGAGTCTCCAGAACTTATAAAATTGCTTTAAACTCATTCCAAAAATACTTTCCAGATTACCCATTTAAAATGATTACCAAAGAGATTGCTGAGGAATATATGAATTTACTTATAAATACTCCAACAGCTAACAATTTTAAACAGAGGAGTTCCAATGGAGTTATTTCTTATATGAATACTTTGACAGCTGCCTGGAATAAATTAAAAAGACCAAACAATCCATTCTCTGCAATAAGACCAGCAGCAACCAGAACAAAAAACAAAGCAATGACTCCAGAGGATTTAATTAAGATTAAAAACTCTCCTATTGCTCCAGATGGAAACTCAAAAGGAGGAGGAGTTTACAATTACTTAAATTATTTTTTACTTTGTTTTTATTTGGGTGGAATTGATATGAATGACCTGGCTCATTCAAAATGGTCTGACGTTGTAGATGGGAGGCTGGAATTTACCAGGAGGAAAGGAGGAACCAATGTTTTTGTTTCAAATAAAATATTTCCAGAGGCAATGGAGCTCCTGGAGCAATATAATTGCAAACCTTATTTAATTCCTTTAATTTTAGAAAACAATTACAGAAATTTTATCCCAAATGTCTCCAGGAGGTTCCAGGATATTAAAGAGCAGCTCCAACTTTCAAAAAAGCCTTATTCAAAAGCTCCCAGATATACTTTTATTACAAGAGCTCAACAGTTACTGATTGATGAGAGAATCACAGTTGAAATTGTAGGACATAAGCAACAGAGCACACATTCCATTTATAAGGATGAGTTTCCTTTCCATGTAAGAGATGAGGCTCATAAAAAGATAATTGGATTATAAGTTTTAAAAAGTACGGAAAAACCATATTTAATATATGGAATAAACATTATTTTAAAAATAAATATATGTTATTTTTGATTTTCTAAAAAAAAACATTATGACATTACAAAATTTTTGGATTGCTGAAATTAATAAAATAGGAGGGTTTAACAAAATTATAAACTTATTAGAATCTTTAAAAAGAAAGGTACTTAAAAAAGAAACTTATCATATAGATACTACTATATTTTATTTAAACAGGATTCATTATTGCAATAATATAAGCATTGAAACTGATTTCATTAATAACAGGGAGGATATTATAAATAGATATATTTTTTATAATGGAATGGCAAAAAAATACAACAGCAAAGAGTTGAATTGTATATCAGAATCTTATTTATTTTGTTTAAATCACTGCAAAAGATTAAGAAATATTGCTTAAATTATTATTTGAATTTATCTCTTTTTTTATATCTGTAAACATTCTAAAAAGATTTAATAAGTCTTTTTGGGTACTTTGATTGAGTTTCTCTTGTTTATCCAGAATTGGTTTTATCTTACTTAAAACATTTTCAAAAACATTGTTTTCTAAGTCAAATTTACTCAATTCCGTTTGAATTAAGAGGCTTATCTGCTCATCAAGAGTTGTGTTTTTTTGAGTTTTAGACTCTTTTTTTAAAGTATTTTTATAACTATTTTGTGTATTAAAATCAAAATTATAGTCTGGAAATGCGTCTGATAATGTCTTTTTTTGCGTTGGTTTTAACGCTGTTTTCTCTCCGTTTTTTATAGAATAATAGAGCATTTTGGAAAATTTAGTTTTCTCCAGAAACTCTTTAACTGTTAGATTTTCAAGGAATTGAATCTCCTCAAATTGCTGTATTAAACTCATAGCTTTGTTTTATTTTGTTTTGTTTTTATGATATGTGTTTATTTAGAATCAGAATAAATAAGACATAAAGTTTTTAAAAGTCTTTTTTATTCTTATATTTGCTACACAAACACAAAGTAAATATAAAACAAAAATGAATACAAGTCAACTCTTAATTATTATTAATGAGAATTTAAACTTTTTTAAGGATAAAAAAATCTCATTACAACTCACTCAAAACAATGGAATTACAGAAACTTTTGAGTTTGAAAATTACAACTCTTTTATAAGTGAAATTAAAAAACTCTCAGAGGCTGGATTCAGTTTTATTGCTGTAAAAAACAGCTGCTGTGAGAGGTCTATTTTAAAAGCAAAAAATTTTAATTATTGGTTAAAAAATGGCTCCTGGTCTGTTGTGAGGATTTATGGAACTTTTGTGAAATTATCTAATTTAAAAACAGCTTAATGATGTTATTTATTAAACCAACAGTAAAACTGACAAAATTACCTCTTATAAATGTTTGGTTACAGGCTGAATATGATAAAATAAAAACCAGAGGGGAATTGATTGAGTTTGTTTTTGATAAGCTCCAGGAGGTTGAAAATACCACAAACCCTGTAAGGAGAGAGGCAATCAAAGCCATTGCTTTCCTTTTATATTCTTATTTAACTAATCTCTCTTATGAGAGCAAAATACAATTATGATGGAAATATTATTGCAAGAGTTGAGCCTGGTTTCAGAAATGGCTCCAAAAGGCAGCCATGTTGTTGTGGCTAAACAGAATCATATTTCAGCTGAGTATTTATACCAAATCAGAGCTGGCAAAAATATGACCACAGACACCCAGGAGAACAGAGAAACTCTCCAGAAACTTATTGACTCTTACAGAGCCATTTTAAGAGAGTTAAAACTACAAATTGAAGCAGTACTATAATGACAGCTTTACAAGTAAGAGAGATAAGCTCTGAGGTTTATATGGAGCACAATAAACAGATAATAAATGGGCTGATTAAGATTAAGCCACAAATGACCACAAAAGAGGCTGTTAATTATTTAGGATGCTCCAGGCAATGGTTGAGCTCAAACAGAGAGCTGTTTGCTGCAAAGGTTTTAAATAGGAGAGGAGACTTAAGTTTCTCAGCAGCAAAAGTGGTTGAATATAAAAGAAAAAATCTAATTGAATAAAAAACCTCCAGCTGTAACTGGAGGGAAATTAAATAAATAATTAATTAAATAATAAAAAGTAAAATTATGAAAAAAAATGAATTAACAAAAGCAACAAACTCTCCAAATGGATTGAGTAAAATTTCAGACTTGCCAAACTTGCATAAAGCAGAGGTTTCTCCTCAAGAGTTATCCTCAGAATATTGGACTCCAGAGGCTGCTGGAGAGTATAAGGTTGGAATTATTTTTGACATTACTGATGAGACTTATGAGGATGCTCATGGGGAAACTATCATTTTACCATGTATAATAATGCTGGCACAGGCTGAGGATGGTTCTTTTGCAACTATCAGAAACGGTTCAAAAAGATTGGTTGCAACTATTGAGGCAGCAACTGACAAAGGAACTATTGTAATGAGAGAAACTCCTGTAAAAATTACTTACACAGGGAAACAAAAAAACAAAACAAACAGCTTTCATTCTGACAGATGGAGTGTTAAACCTTTAATGATTTCTTAATTATGGAACTTTCAAAAGAAATGATAAAAAACAGTATGCCAAATTTACATTTGGCAGCTGTTGAGGAAAAGGAGCTTTTTATTGCTGGAGATATTGATTATACCAGACCATTAAAAGAATATCCAACAGCTCAGACAATTATTGAGCATATCTCACAAAATGAGAAAACAGAGCATATTTATACAAAGGATTTGAATGTGAATGGAATTTGCATCCAGGACTCCTTTGAGAAATATTTGGGAAACCCAGCAAAGAGCTCTGGGATGTTTAAATCAGCTTTAAAAACTCCAATGCATTATGAATTTTCAAAGGATGGGGATAAAATGGAGCTGGAGGCTTTGCAAGGTCGAAAAAATTACTTTGAGCTTGGAGAGTTTTTGCACCAGGCAATCCTGGAGCCAACAAAATTTGGGAGAGTATTGGTTGAACCAAAACAGAGCCTGGCATCCACAGCTGGAGTTGAGGCTTTGACAGAGTTCTGGATGGATGTTATCCAGGAGCAAGGATTTGGAGTTGATGAGAATGGAGAGGAGATTCCAGTTCCTCAAGTTTTGGAATTTGCTGTTATAGCAACAGAAACCTTAAAACAGCCTTTGGATAAGATGCCAGGTAAAAAAACCTATTTGGCAACCTTAAAAAAGCTCTCTGGAATGGAGCCAGTTACTGAGGAGAACTTTTTAAAAATTCAAATCTTAAAAAAGCATTATGAGGCTTATGGAGATGGGGTTTTAAAAAGATTATTAAAACATTCAAAAAGAGAGATTTCAATGTATTACACAGACCCAGGAACTGGCTTTGATGTAAAAATAAGACCAGATGCTCTCCAGTTTGAGGAGAACATTGGCTGCAATGCCATTATCTCTGTGAAATCCTCTGGGATTGAGGATTTAAGAGCCTTTTATTACCAGGCTGCAAAATTACATTATGACTTAAGTGAGGGAATGTATCAAGAGGTTGCAACAGCTGTAACTGGGAGAGATTTCAATACAACTATTATGGTTATGCTCCAAACAGTTGCTCCTTTTGCGGTTGCAATTCTGGTCTGGTCTGCTGAGGACATTGAAATGGGAAAATACAAATATAGAACTGCTTTAAATACAGTTTTAGAATGTGAGCAAAAACAAACTTTCCCTGGATATGATGCTTTTGCAGAATCTGGAAATTTTGGGCTGATTCAAATGGAACTCCCTCAATGGAATAATAAAGAGATTTTGCCAACAAATATTGAAAATTAAACAATGAGGCTGTCTCCAATATAAAAGACCTGGAGACAGCTTAATTTTAACCCTTTAACCCTATAATCCCAAATGAATTCTTATTTATGCTCAAATGGTTCCAGGATTCCACAATCCAAAATTGAATCATTAATCAAAAAAGCAAAAGCCAAAGTTTTAGAAAATCAAATTGACTCAGATGGATTTAATCATTGCATAAGCTGTGGGAAATCCTCTGGAGTAATGTTGGACTGTGCTCATGTGGTTTCAGTAAAAAAAGCCAAAGAGATGGGTAAAACAGAGCTTTGCTATGATGTGAATAACATTGAAATTTTATGCAGAGACTGTCATCAAAAATATGACAAACTTAACACTCAGTTTACAGCTGATAAATAAACAAAAATCTTATAAAATGATACAAAATAATATAAAAAAACCAGCTGAAATTGAAAAGCTGAATTTCAACGATGTTGCCTTTTTTTTCAATGAAAGTTCTGGAGATGCAAAATGGAGGATTGCTCCTTTTATTTTTGGCTCTCCAAAAATTCTGGAGAACAATCTTACAAAATCTGGGGTTCCAAAAATCTCAAGTAAAGAGTTTGTTTTTAAAAAAGATATTGATATAAAAATCAAATCATGTTCAGCTCTGGATGGGCTTAATATGATTGATTATACAATTGAGACTTATAACAAAGGAATCCCAGCTGACAGACTTATAAAATATAAAGACAACTCAACTTTTGCAAAAGCTTTAAAGTTTACAGGAAAGTATTCCATTTTGAATGATATTCTTAATAAAGAGCAGTTTTTGACTCTTAAAAAATCCTGGTTATTACAATCCCTTTACTCAAACAATACCTTTATTAATTTTCAAGCTAAAAATGATTGGGCTGCTGGATTTGTTCAGAAAAAAAATGCAGCCTGGAAAAATTTCACAAACTCAAAAGCCTCTTAAAATGATACAAAATAATATATCAACAGTAAACAGAAACCTGGCATATTTTCAAAAAGTTGAAAATTTAGCAGCCAATAGAAAAACAGTTTTTGAACTGATTAAAAAACACAATCCAATAACAGCACAAGAGCTCTCCAGTTTGTTATTATGGAATATTAATCAAATATCTGGCAGAATAACAGAACTCTCAGAAATGTTCTTAATTAAACCAGAGGGCTCAAAATTGAACACTTATTCAAACTGTGAAAATACTCTCTGGACTATTGTTGGAAATAACCAGGAGAGAGTTGATTTAATTACTGCAAAATTTAAAGAGCTGGAGCTGGAGAGAGATGCTCTGGAGGAGGATTTGTCAAGCTTTGAGCTCTCTGATTATCTTAAAAAAGAGGCTCAAAAAAGACTCAAAAAAGTAAACAAAACCCTTAAACAATTAGCAACTTTTTAATCCCCAAAAAATGACACAAATTACAGGAATTATCACAGAAATTCAAAACCCTATCACTACAAAAAAAGGAACTCCTATTCAAATCATTTCAGTCAGAAAAAACAATCATTCTTACATATATCCTCAAATCCATTGGAATCTGGATATTTTAGAGGGTTTCTCTGTTGGGGATGACGTTTTAATTGATTATACAATCTTTGGAAAGGAGATTGAATCCCACAATAAAAAAGTACAATTTCACACAGTAGTAATTGATAAAATTAAAAAATTATGAAAATTTATATTCCTTTACAGCTTATTGAAAAAATAATCTGTCAGCATTTTGAAATGACCTCAGAAATATTATTCACTAAAACCAGAAAAAGAACCATTGTTGAACCCAGACAAATATTTCATTTTTTTAGCAGAAAATATTCAAAAAACAGCCTGGCTGCTATTGGAGATTATAAGCTAATATTAGACCATGCAACTATTTTGCATAGTTGTGGAAAGGTTGAGAACTTATGTGATGTTGATGCTGTTTTCAGAAAAAATATTGAGAAAATTGACTCTAAACTGAGAATGATTTTGATTAATGATTTGACAGATGAGGAGAAAAAATTCCAATTAAAAACAAACAACCTCATAAATGATATTATAAGCTGTGAAAATGAGGAGGATGTTACAAATGTATTGTCTAACAATTTAAACCCTGTAAACAATGGCTAAAGACCCAGCATTCCCATTTTATGCTCAAGATTTCCTCTCTGGAACAGCTTTTTTTACCAATGAGGAAACTGGAGCTTATATCAGACTTTTAGCTCATCAATGGAATACAGGACAAATCCCAAAAAAAAGGCTTGGGTTTGTTCTGGGTTCTGGTTGGGAATCTATTTGGGAAAATATTTCAGATAAATTCCAGGAGGTTGATGGTTTTATTTTAAATCCCAGGCTGGAGCTTGAGAGAGAAAAAAGAGCTGTTTTTAAAGCAAAACAAGCTGAGAACGGAAAAAAAGGAGGCAGACCTCCAAAAAAAGAACCCAAACGAAACCCAAACAAAACCCAAACCATAACCCAAAGTAAAAGCCAAAAAAACCCTTTAGAGGATGAGAATGATAATGAAAGTGAAAAAGAGTTTAAAAAAGAAAATAAAAAAAGCGAAAAAATAAATTTCCCTTTTGATTCTGAAATTTTCAAAACTCAATGGCAATTATGGAAAGTTTATAAATCAAAAGAGTTTGGTTTTAAATACAAAGCAACAGTTTCAGAAAATGGAGCTCTGGCAAAATTAGAGAAACTATCTGGAGGAGATGAGAGAGCAGCTATTGAAATAATTCAGCAATCAATCTCTGAGGGATGGAAAGGATTTTTTGATTTAAAGACTCATCCAGCAGCAAAAGGAAATACAGCAAATAAATTTCCTAAAAGAATAACTGGAGCAGAGGCTTTGCAAAATGCAGTTTTTAACAATGGATAAAAGTTTAATAATACCAGAATTAAATCAATTAGTAAGGTTTGCAAAACCAGAGCTGGTTGTTTTATCAGAATCTCCAAAACTTAGGGAGTTAAGTATTGAGGAGAAAAATACAAAATCTTTTGAGGTTGTTAAATATTTATTAAACCTCCTGGGAGTTGCTGATGGAAAAACAGAACATCATAAAGCTTTAATAATGCACATCTCACAAAATTACACAGATAACACTTTTGAGGAGATTTACAAAGCTTTCAATCTGTTTGCAATGGGAGAGCTCCAGGAGAAACCTCTCCAGCAATTGAATGCTGTTGTTTTTGGGAAAGTAATGGCTGAATATAGCAAACTAAAAAGGAACCAGGTCAAAACGTATCAATTAAGGCTCCAGGAGTTTAAAAGAGAGGCTCAACCAATGAGCCAGGATGACATTGATGAGTTTATGGATGAAATTATTTCAGAGGCTGTTGAGAAATTTAAAAAAACTGGAGTTATTGAAATGGCAGCAAACAAATATGACTGGCTGGATTCCAAAGGGAGGATCCAGGGAGAGAGAACCAAAGAAACCTGGTATAAATACAAAAGAACAAAATATATATCCTGTAAAGCCAGCCTAAAAGTTGAATTAAAAAACCAAAAACCTGTAAACAAACAGGAGAAAATAAATTTAACCAATACACTCAAAGAGCTGGAGGAGGCAAAATCTGGAAAGGTTGTTCTGAGATGTAAAACAGAAATCCTGGAGGATTATTTTAAACAATTAATAAACAACCTTAAAAATTAAAAAATGAGTTATAGACAGAAAAAATATCATAGTGTAAAAGCTCAGTTAATTTCAGAAAATGAAACCCATTGGATTCTGGATATTTTAGAGTCAACAGATGGAATTACAAAGGTTTCAAAAATGGACTTTAATTACAATTATGAGGAGGAGCTCCTGGAGGGAAAATTGCATCTCCTGGAGGGGATTATTGAGGAGGAATTTATTTAACAATTTAAAACAATAAAAATGAGAAAATCTATAAAAATAATTTACAAAATAGTCATAAGATTAATCACATTTACTCCATTTTTAATATTAATATCAATCTCAATTATCAGACATTTTTACTGGTATTTTAGGAATTTTATTTTATATGGTTTTGAGCTTGGAGTTTATGATGACCAAAAAAACCCAGCAACAATCTCAATGGTTTATGATAAGATTATCAAACAACAGGAGGAGCTGAATAATACTGAGGTAACTTTTGAGACAGTTAAACCAAATTAATAACACAATATACCCCTCCAGACAAAAAAAGACTCTGGAGGGCTTTAAATTGAGAAACAATGATTTTAAAATATTCAATAATTGTATTTATAACTCAGCTGATTTTTATTGGTTGCAGAACCTGGAATGTGAAAGCAATCTCCAGGAATAATTTAAGCCAGGTTTTAATTTCTGGAACTTTTGTTCATTTAAGCTGGCTGGTTTCCATTGCCATTGGCTCTGTGAGTATGATTGAGCTCCTCCAGGATTTTAATTGGCATTATATTCCTGTTGTTTTTTGCAGCCTCTCTGGAGGGTTGATTGGTTCCTGGTTGGGTTTAATAGAAAAAAGTAAAAAGTAAATGAGGGAGCTTGACAATAAAGAAATTTTAGTTTTAAAACAATGTAAAAAAGGCTTTATTTTAAAAAGAAAAAAACACAATATAAAACTGAAAATCTCAAAAGGAATCATAAAAAATAAATTAACAAAAAGAGAGCTCAGATTTGTAATGGCAAACTTGCCAGAGTATTATTTTAAATATAAAAAAACAGTTAAATCTTATTTAGAATCTTTATAAATTAAAAAAAATTTACCTCAGAGAGTCTTTAAAAGTCTTATTCTGTCTTTTTATTTCTATATTTGTGTAACAATAACAAGGAAATTAAAAACCAGGGAGCTATTTTGTTAAGCTGATTAATTAAAAAGTAAGATTTGTAAGAATTAAAAGCACAGCAAAAAGCTCTCCAGTTGAACCAGGCAAAGCCTCCTCTTTTAGAATTTTATATAAACTGTGGTTGGTTTTTCAAACAAGAGGAGGGCTTGGTTAAATAAAATAAAAAATAAAATAACTATTAATTTAAAACAAAAGAAAATGAGTCAACCAGCAATTTACAAATCAAAAGAAAAGACATTCACAGGAACTCCAGGAGCCTGGAAATCCAATGCTCAACTAATTGCAGCAGCTCCAGAATTGCTTTCAGCTCTCCAGTTGGCAGTTTTAGCTTTTAAGGAGCTTGGAGTTTCAGAGAATCAAAACTGCTATAAAACAGCATTAAAAGCAATAAACAAAGCACTAAAATAAAAAACCATGAGAACATCAATTTTACAATCAGAGCAAAAAACAGTTATTCAAATTAATTTGGATGTAACTGGAATCAAAAACTTTTTAAATAATTTTTGGAAAGGACTCCAGGAATGGGGAGCAGCAGCAGCAGCAGCCAGGAATCACACAGCAACAATAAAAAGAGGGAGATAATGGAAAATAAAACAAAATACAGACAACAATTTAAAGCAATTTTGTATGTGCTGATTGTTCTGGGGTTTGTTTCAATAGGTCAAATATTAGTTTTATTAGTACTATTAAAATAAAATCAAATGAGCACAAATAAAAAAGCATATTTAGCTCAATACAGGCATTTGCCAACTTATTACAAGATTGCTAAGATGGCTTATAACGAGGGAATGAATGACCAGGCTGCAATTGATTTGGATTTTGCAAATTTAAAAAAAGAGGTTATAAAATTAAGAGCAGAAAACAAAGAGCAAAGAGAGCTCCTGGATGACCCAGACAGAATGATTGAAATGATTGGAGGAATGTAAAAATTTAAAATTAACAAATGATTAAAAATGTTCATAAAGACCTCCAGGAGGCTAAAAAAAGATTAAGAGTTTTTAAAAAATTAAAAGTTTCAGATTCAAAAATAAAAAAACTGGAGAGGGATGTTGCAGAGCTTAAAAAAGAGATTAAAAAAGAGGCTTTTAAAACAAATTCAATCCTGGCAACTGTATTTTATAGGGCTGGAATTTCCCAGGCTCAGCTTGCAGATTTAACAGGGAAGCAAGAGAATAATATTTCCAGATGGATTCACTCAAAAGTACAATTAAGTTATAAGGATTTTAGGGAGATTATGTCTTTTTTAAATTACGATACTGAGATTAAAATTAAAAAAAAGTCAGCATAATATGGAGATAATAAATTTAAAACCAAATTCAAAGAGATATAATCTTTGTAAAGTTATAGAGCTGTTGATTCAGAGCATAGAATTATCAAAAGTATTAAACACTCCAGAGAGTTATATTAAAAACCTGGAGCAGCAGCTGAGATTCCAGGAGGAGCAATTGGATAAGATTGAAAACAAATTTAGATATGGATTTTAAAATAATAAAAGAGGAAATGAAAAAGAATGTAGAACTACATAAAACTAATGGTTATGCTGAGTTAGGCGAAGTTTACTGGACTTACAATATAATTTTTATGCCAGTACAGGTGAAAGTTTTAGAAACAGAAGATTTACTAAAAAAAGCAAGAATAGAGCAGGGCTGGATTGATTATAGTAGACTTTATAAAAATAAGGAAGATTGCCCTCAGCGTTAAATTACGCTCTAACGGTTGAGTGTAAAAAATCGTTTTAATGTTTTTTACACTTTGTTACCAACAGTACGGATTATTAACTTAAAAATTAAATATATGAAACGAGAATTAAAAGAAGGTGATTGGGTTGCTTATAATTGGTTAGACGATGAAGGTAACGATAATTGGAAAATAGGCAGAATTGTAGAAACCGAAACAAATGGATTAATGTACTTCAATGATGATGGTACTGAAAGAAGTGGTTATATACCAATCACCAATGGCGTGAAATTACTGACTAACGATTAGTATTGTTGGTAACGGTTTGTGTATGAGTAGTAATACTACGGATTTAATAACTAAAAATTAAAATAAAATGGATTACAAAATTGAAAACGAAAAAGTTAAAGATTTCTTTGAGGTGGTTGATGACCTTGAAAAACTATTGACAGATAGAATAAGTGATTTGCACGAAGTAAAAGGCGGTATGCAAGCAAGACACGCTTACATTCTTTATAGAAAGCTGCTTTGGGAAGCTAAATATTTGATGAGAGATAACCTCAAAGAAATTAAAACGAAAAGTAAGTAGTATTATTACTTATACACATTGTTGTAAAATCGTTTTAATGTTTTACAACGTTGTTGTGTATGCCACGTTGCGACTTTGAATAATAATTAAACTTAATAGAAATGGAAAAAGAAAGAGGAATTACAATAACTAATGTAGATAAGAAAAAGCAATGTGATATACACGTTGTTACCACACGTTTTTCACCTGCAATTGCAGAAATGAAAGAAGCTATTCTTAATGACTTAAAAAAGTTAAGCAAAGGCTATGGTAAATTGAAATGGGCTATATCTAAAGATACTGAAATACCAGTTGATATATTAACTGTACTTCTTAAACAACTAAAATACGAGGGTAAAGTAGAATTAATAATGATATGGTCTGAATCAACTGGTAAACCTGATGGTAGTGGTTATTGCTTAACTGGCAAATCATCACATTAAATGTGTGGTAACGGTTTTGTATATAAAAAGTAGGCGTAGGAAGGTATGAACCACGGAAAGCCTAAACGACACACTAAAACAAGGACACTAGCCTTGAGATGTTACCAAGTGTCTAGCCTATTTTTTATATACATTGTTAACTACTGTTATTTTTGCGCGGTGGCAAATGGCGATAGCCAAATATTTATAAATTTTTTACTTTTTTATTTGTGTATACCGTATATATGTTATATATTTGCACCAGTAATAACAACTAAAACATATATTATGACAACTTACACAAACAAAAAAATAAAAACTGAAACTAAAACATTAGAAATATTAAGAGAAACTAAAACAAGCGTTTTTGTAAGACCCGATGATTGTAAGTTATGGAAAGACATTTGTATCTCTAAATCAAATTTGACTTTTATTAATAATGGAGTTGAGATATATTTTGAATTATCATTTAAAAAAGTTTGGACTGAATCTAATTTTAAATTAAACGCTTTAGGTTTTGAGGGAAACTTAAACAGTAGAAAAAACAGTATGTTAACATTTGTATAATATGAGAAAAATAATAGATATAAAAGAGGAAGACTTACTGCCGTTAAAGATAATGGCAGCAAAGGCAGATAAGGACTTAAAAAACTATATTCAGGATTTAATTACAGACAAAGTAAATAGTAAAAATGCTTTTTTTTGTGACGGTTTTTTAGTTAATGGAGAAACAACTTGTACTAAACAATGTACTGGGTGCGAAAAATCATTATATAAACCCAAGTGGGCACGTTCTGCTTGGTGGCAAAAAAAATAATTGTAGTTAACGGATACGTATAAGGCTATTTGCGATTAATAACAAAATAAAATATATAAAAATGAAAAGACCAATTTATGAGAGCATCGTCTATGACACAGGAAGCGAATTAGAAGATTTACGACTGTTTAGAAAAGATATTGAAGATTATGCAGACTTTTTAGAAAAGGAACGAAATAAGCAATTAGCTTTATGCGAAGTTAGCAACCAAAGGGAAACGTTTAATGCTTGGTTTGTTTATTTAGACGAATTATCGGAAAATGAATATGACAATCGGAGTATAACTGAACACGTTGAAGATTACCTAAAAAACATTTAATGTTTGCTAACGAATACGAATATGATTTGGCACGATAAAAAATAATATAAATTTTAATTAAAAACGATATGAAAGCAAAAAATTTAAGAGTAGGAAATTTAGTAAAGACAAATGAATTAGCTTGTAATGAAACCAAAGGTAGTATTTTAAAGGTTGCTGGTGTTGGTTTAGATGTTGATTTTACAAACGGCACTACACAAAATTACATAGGCATAGAAGGTATTAAATTAACACATAAACTACTAAAACAGTTTGGATTTGTAAAACAACAATGTTTCTTCTATTGCGAAGGTGTTTGTATTGAAGATGATTTTACTTTGGAAGGATTTGGCAAAGTACCTTTAAGATACGTGCATCAATTACAAAACTTATTTTTTGCGTTAACTGGGACTGAACTTGTATTAAAAGACAAAGTTAGTGCTTAATTATATGCGAAGTTATTGCAAGTAGAGCCACGTACTGATTGCGTGGCTATGCTTTAATCGGCTGTATTTGCTATAACTTTATAGAGCATAAAATCGTTTTAATGTTTTATGCGCATAGTTAAGCAACGTTGCTAAAAAAAGGGCTATTGGTTTGCAAAACCAAAATAACACATTTCGAATAAGTATAGAACAAGTTTAATTTAAAAATAAATGTAATACAAAATAAAAATTAAAGATATGGCGGTAGATAAAAAGAAGTATGGGAAATTATAGAAAATTACGCCCCTAATTTATCAAATGAGATAGGATGGGGGAGTATGGATAGTTTATGTGATAATTTAATTGAATACATACAAGAAAAATAGATGGAAGCAACAATTATAATAATAGGATTTTTAATAGTACTACTTTTATTAGGTGGTGCAAACAATTATTAAGTAACTAACAAAGTAACAAAGAAAGTAACTATGAGAGAAATTAAATTTAGAGCAAAAAGAATTGACAACTGGGAGGTTGTCTATGGTTCTTATTTTTTTGAAAAAAATGTTGAGATTAAAAAAGAAGATTCGCAAGGCAACTTTATTGTTTGCGGTTATGAAGATAAGCATTCAATTAAAGTTGATGAAAAAACAAAAGACGGTAAAGTATGGTGCGATATTGATTTTGAAACATTAGAACAGTTTACAGGTTTGAAAGATAAAAATGGAATTGAAATTTATGAAGGAGATGTTATTTCGGCAATAAATTTAGGACAAAATCACAAAATTATTTTTAAAGATTTTATGTGGTTTTGTAAACCAATTGAAATTAACTTTAACCACTACAATGGTATTTGTTTAAAAGAAGCAAATAGATACAAAAAAACAGAAATTATAATAATATGAATTACGCATTTGAAATACTAAACGAACAAAGAGATTTGTTAAGAGATGAAATTAGATTCGCTAAAGGTTTAGAATTAGAAAAATTAAAAAGTAAAATTAAAGATGTTGATGAAGCCTTATTAAGTTTACAAAAACCAATTACTAAGTTTTATTGTAAAGATGAAAGTTATCACAAAATTGACAGATGTTCAACACAATGCCCTGACTGTATAGAATTTACAAAAGGATTTAAAAAATAACCTTTATTAGCTAATAATGGTTGTTATTTTCATCATTCTACGGTGTGAGTGGCAGCCCTTTTTTTAGTTATGTTATTTAACGTAATTGTGTATGGCACGTTGCGGAATTAAACACTAACCTTAACAAATAAAACAATGATTAAATTACAAGAACAACCAATAGTAACTCCAGAAAAATACTTGTTTAGAACTTGGATTGACGGAAGTAAGATTATAAAAACTGAAAAAGGGGATATAACTGTGATGGAAATATTGACAGACTTTAGAAATCACTTATTACAAGACCTTGAACATAACAAAAAAGCCTATGCCCAAAAGCAATGTGCTATACACGGTGTTGTGGATAGTATGCCTATGACAAAAGACTTTATTAATAAACTTGAAAGTAAGATTGAAAACAACCATAAAGGTTTAGACCAACTTTCAAAAACGCAAATGCTATTGGGTGGAAAATACGCTTTTAGGATAATAAATGGCTTTAAAAAACAAGATTAAGGCATATTATCTACAACTAATATATAGAAATAACACTTATTTAAACCTTTATTTTACTGGGTTTTTAATTAAATAATCTTTAAAAAATAACAAAAACAAAAAGAACATCATGAGAATAATTGACGTATATAAGCAAAAATTAAAATTTAAAAATTACTCTTTAAAAACTATTGAAACTTACAGCTGTTATTTAAGTAAGTTTATTATTGATTTAAATATAAAAGACCCTTATCAAATAAGTTTAAAACAAATAAAAAATTACTTAGAAAATAAAGAGTATAGTTCAATTTCAAAACAAAATCAAATTATTGGAGCATTGAAATTATTTGCAAGATACATTTTAAATAAAAAGGATGTTCATTTAAAAAAGATTGAGAGACCAAAAAAAGAGAAAAAACTACCTTTAGTAATTGAATCAGATTTTTTAAAATACACTATAAATAATATTGAGAATTTAAAACACAAATCTATTATAATGCTGGGTTTTGGATGTGCTATGAGAGTAAGTGAGGTTATTAATTTAAAAATTACTGATATTGACAGTAAAAGAATGTTAATTCACATAAGGAATGCAAAAGGTAAAAAAGACAGGATTGTTCCAATTTCAGAAAATATTTTAAAAACGTTAAGGAATTACTTTAAAAAATACAAGCCAGTTAATCATTTATTTAACGGGCAATTTAAAAACCAATATTCTGCCGAGAGCTGCAATAAAATAGTTAAAAAACATTTAGGAGCAAACTATCATTTTCATACACTCAGACACTCTGGAGCAACTACAATGCATGAGAATGGAACGGATTTGGCTTTGATTCAAAAACTATTAGGGCATAACAATATAAAAACTACAATGATTTACACTCACATCTCACAAAAAGCAATACAAAATATTAGTTTACCAATTTAAAATAAAATATTGTTAGTAACTAAAATTTAATATTTTAATAAATAGAATTATCTTTGGCTTAGAGAGTTAGCCTCTCAACTACAAAATCAAAGAGCTTATCTGGCTCAACATACAAAATAAAAATTAAAAAAAGTAATAAACAGCTCCAGGACTAAATTCCAGGAGTATTTATAAATTTAAATTTAATAGTATGTTATTGCTTAAACTTTTTTTAATCTGGTATTTAACAGGGTTTATTTTTTACCTGGTTTATCAGAGAGGTTCTGACTTTTATACAAAAGGAAATCTTATCACTTTATTTTTTACAGCTGTAATGGGATTGTTTATTCCATTGATTGTGCTGCTGGAGGAGCAACATTTCTCCTGGTGGGATGAGCCTTTGTTTAAGAAAAAAGCAAAGTAAATGGCTGTGATAAGTTATAATAGTAAAAATTGCTCTGAATGTAATAAAGAAAAGCAGTTAAGTGAATTCGGAAAACATAAACAATCAAAAGGTGGGTATTATTCTAAATGTAAAAAATGTCAAAAGGAATGGTACAATAATAATAAAATAGTTCTTAAGGAAAAAAGAGCTGTTTATATTGAAAAAAACAAAAATAAAATTGCCGAAAAAACAAAGGCGTATTATGAAACTAACAAAGACAAGATTATTGAATATGGTAAAGAGTATAGTTTAGAATGGTATAAAAATAATAAAGACAAGGTTAAAAAAAAACAAAAAAATTATAGAGAAAACAATAAGCAAAAATATAACGCATATCATAAGAAATTAAGAGATACAAATCCTTTGCATAAAATGAGTATGAATATAAGGAATAGAACAAGGAAAGCTTTTAATAGGGGAAATTGGAATAAAGACAGTAGTAATTTAAAAATGCTTGGATGTGATTATACAACAGCTTTTAATCATTTAGAGAAACAATTTACAAGTGGTATGAATTGGGATAATTATGGAGAATGGCACATTGACCATATTAAACCATTAATCTCTGCAAATACAAAAGAAGAATTAAAAAAACTTTGCCTATATACTAATTTACAACCATTGTGGGCAATAGATAATTTAATCAAGGGGGGCAAGTATATTAAACCCAAACAAAACCCAAAGCAAAAGCTAAAAGTAAACCCAAATAAACCCAACCCTTTTGATAAGGTTTCCCATTTGGAGGAGCTGCTGAGAAAAAAGGAAAGTTTAAGAGCTAATTATACAGAGAGAGCATAAGACAAACAATAAACCCAGAGACAACCCAAAACCCCAAAGAAACCCCAAAGCAAAAACAAAACCCCTCAAAACCCCAGACAATGCAAAAAAAAGATAAATCAACCCAGAGACTAACTCCTAAGCAAGAGAAATTTTGCCAGGAGTATATTATTACAGGGAATAAATCTGAGGCTTATAGGAACTCTTATTCTGCTGGGAATATGAAATCTGAAACCATTAATAATAAAGCTTATCAATTAATGCTTAGGGAGGATATAAGGGCGAGAGTTGAGCAATTACAAAATGAATTAAAAAAAAGAAATGAGATAACTCTTGACAAAGTTATAAAAGGGATTGCTGACATTGCAACATTTGACATTGCTGAGCTTTATGATGAGAATGGGGTTTTTAAAAATATTCATGACATCCCTAAAAATGTAAGGACTGCAATAAGTGGAATTAAAACCCTGGAGGAGTTTGATGGGTATGGAAAGGATAAGGAGAGTATTGGATTCACAAAGGATGTGAAAATCATAAACAAACTGGATGCTTACAGAGAGTTAATGAAATACTTTGGAGGCTATGAGTTACATAATAAACAAAAAACGGATTCTGTTGTTACAATTTTTGAACTGCCTAACGATGGGAGAAACTAAATGGATGTAACTGTCAAAAAAATAAGACCTCAAGAGGGTTATCAAATGAAAGCATTAAGCTCTCCAGCTGATATTGTTATCGGAGGAGGAGCAGCTGGAGCTGGTAAAACTTTCAGTTTATTATTAGACCCATTAAAGCACATAAAAAACCCAAATTTTGGAGGAGTTATTTTTAGGAGGACATCTCCTCAAATAAAAGTTGAGGGAGGTCTCTGGGACACATCTCTGGAGCTTTATAATGCTATTGGAGCAGCTCCAAAAGAATCCAACTCCTCCTGGGAATTTCCCTCTGGAGCAAAAATGAAATTCAATCATTTAGAGTACGAAAAAAATATCCTGGACTGGCAAGGCTCTCAAATTCCTTTCCTGGGATTTGATGAGCTTACACATTTCACAAAGAAAATGTTTTTTTATATGCTCTCCAGGAATAGGAGTGCTTGTGGGATTAAGCCTTATGTAAGAACAACATGCAATCCAGACCCAGAGAGCTGGGTTGCTGATTTGATTTCCTGGTGGATTGACCA